CATTACATATCTTGAATAAGGGCCTTAGCTTGCAGGGCACCTTGAGGAGCCTGTGAGAGATAACGCCATGCGTTCTCAGGGGAGCTGTCCATCATTTCGCTGAAGGAGCCCCAGAAGTCGTTTGCCTGGTTGACCTGACGGCCTGGTGTAGGCATGTCCATTTGAGGACGCTGGAAGTTCTGTGGAACTTGTCCTTGCTCTTGAGCTTGGATCTCAGCTTCGAACTGTGCACGTGCTTCTGTCTGCTGACGGACCTGGGTCTCATCAGGGGTCTCAGTTGGGTATGGACCCTGTGGACCGAAGAACTCATTGACGTAGTCAGCCAACACATCAGGGTTGGTGAGCATCAGGTTCATTGCACCGTTCTCTTCAGAGGATGCTTCGAATGCACTGAGGACATTGTTGCCGCGCTGGACTTGCTCGATCAGAGCATCTTCAACTGCGCAGGCATAGGTGTTCAGGAGAGCAGGGGCTTCAGCACCAAAGTGCTCAAGAACCTCAAGACTTTCTCCGCTGATTCCGCTTAGGTACTGATCCTGAGCCTGACTTGCTCCGTGCTGCACCGCTTGCTGCACCAGGTTGCTGACGTCGGATTCCGTATAGCTCTGGGTTGAAACTTGGGGCTGCGAAATCTGCTGAACCTGTGGGGCCATTGAAGCCCAACTGGGTTGAGTAGTTGCCTGAGGCGTCGGCGTTGTCTGGTATGCCGAGGGTGAAACCTGGGCCTGGGAGGGGCTGGACGTATTCAGGCTTGCGCTGAGCGCCTGGAACGCCTGCTGCCATGGATTGCCCTGAGTTGGAGCCGAAGGCTGCGGGGCCGGGGCCGAAGCCTGGTAAACCGGTGCCTGGGAAACCACTGGTTGCCCCATTGATGCCGGGGAGGTTGGGGACTGGCTCGTCGCGTACTGGCTCACCGCGCTGGGCACGTAATTGGTCGGCGCTGCTGAGCTCGTCGGGGATACTGCTTGTGCTTGCTGGCTTGTAACTTCCACTGTAACTTAACTCCTTACGTAAGAATTCTAAAGATCGATATAGGAACCCTGTCATGTCAAGGTTCGGGTCAGAAGCCAAAGGCATGTCTGGCATCTGTGGATGAGGCAATTGATAGAACTGCCCAAGTAGACTAATAAAACTATTGATACTACTTTGTGTTTGTTGGACCATTCTGAAGGGGAAGCCACTTAACATGGCAGCTCGTTCTTCATCAGTTTTTCCAGGGAATAAGTATTTGAGAGCTTCAATAGAATCAACTCCCAATTCCTGAAGGTTTCGTACGACGATGCTGTTATTGAGCAGATCTTCAGTACTTTCTTCAAAAACTTCTCCCATCCAACGCCAACTGACTTTGCTTGCCCCATCAGGGACAAGGCCAGTTACACCAGGGGGTATCTCACCTGCGTCTAGTTTAGCACGCATCTCTTTATTACGTTTTTCAAGGAACTTCTGATAGTCTTTCTGATATTTACTGTATGCATTGTTGTATTCTTTCTCATCTTGAAAATCTTCTGGCAATGGAAGCTCTGGTTCTGTTAATCCAATAGCCTGAGCAAATGATTCATTGAAGTTACGTTCTTCTGCGTAAATCATCATGGAGAACAGAGAGCATAAGCCATATGTGAATAGAGACCTTGCCTTCTTCTCAGCAGTTGCTGCAACACGACCATATAGCGTCTTAATTTCATATGCAGTAGCTGCCGTGTTGATATCAATGTCATCAACGCCACCAAGTGCTAGACGGATCTCTGAACGGTACTGTTTAACGTATAAGTTCTGATCACCTGAAACACTATCAGGGGTCATATATCCAACCCTGTCTGTTGGCTCTAGGTTTGCAATAACCCGAGGTACTTTTATCTGACCATCTAGAGTACCAGCACCAAATGGTTGGCTTACGCGAGTACTAGCTCTACCAGTTCCACCAATTGGAGCAAATCCTGCTTGAGAACTAATTGTTGGTCGGAAACTATTGTCATCGCCACTATCAAGAATGTCATGTCGTGGACGACTTGAAATAAGAGTTGGATTTCCAAAGAACTTCATGTTCTTACGGATGTTGCGCACTAACTCGTCGTGATACAAGATCTGATGAGCCAACCAATCAAATTCTCCGTTACCTGTTGCTTCTCCTGTGCAGTCCATGTGGTTAAACACTTCTACTGCAGGGATAAACCCAAGGCTATTGGTCAATACCTCTGTTTGACCAGGCATCTTGAAGGGCATTGCGCCCATCTGGTTTGAGAACTCAATTTTCTCGTCTGAGATCGTTTGTTCAATGCGATCTTTGTAGACTTTTAGTTGAATCCACTTCTTTTTACCATTCGATCCATTCGAACCTGGCAGATTGTCTGCTAAGCCAATGGTCTGTTGAACATTGAAGGAATAAACAAGGACTAGAGATTCGAGATCTCCAGCTTGGTCGCGATATGCTCTATAGCTGTCTTTAGGGAAGTAGAGAATCTGATAACTTTCACCTGCAGGGCGGAAATAGAAAAGACCTTGTCCATCACATAGGAAGTAATCGACAATACTTTCAAACTTCATCTCTAACATGTTCTCAACGCTGAGCTTTGCTAGAAACTCACGGCGTTTGCCAAAGGAATCTTGTTCTGAGTAGAACTCAATTCCTCTGCGCAGCATAAATGTCCTCATCTGTGCAAGATGAGAGGACACAATCATTGTGTCTACTGATAAGTCGCCACGTCTCTCTTTTGCTGCTAGTAGTATTTGTTGAAATTCGCTATTAATTGAATTCATTTCAATATTTCATGCTGTTCATTAGTTTTATACTACTTGATTTTTTTCAAAGCTTTCTCATAAATTTCTTCGGCATTTGATTTAACAGGATCTGGTGATTCAGGTAGTTTGAAGTCTGCTCCGAATGGATTCACTCCTCCATACAAGGCGTTCTTCATTTGATCCGAGCGACCTCTTGATTCTGTAATTGATTTATTCAATCCTTTTTCACGCTTCTCTGCACCAAAAGGATCATTTGCGCCGTAATTCTTGTTATCAAAGAAATCAAATTCATTACGCATTGAACGCTGATTTAGCCGATTCGAATCGATGTACATATCCATGAATCGAGCTGCAGCAGCAGGGCTATCATCTGCACCACCGTATTTACCACCACCACCATCAGCACCATAACTACGATAAGAGTTATCGTTTAAGACCTTGCTGTTATCAATACTGTTATCAAAATTCTGTGTTTGAGTAATTGAGTTATCTTGACTTACTTGATTTCTATTGCCATCAATGTTGATTGGATTAGCTTGCGAAATTGGGGACGCAATTGAGTTGTCTCCGGCAGTTGCGCTGCCAGCGTTTGATCCTGATGGTTTGGCGTTTGATTCAGTACTCTTGCTATTAAAATTAACTCCTTGTGATGTCAAGTAAGACTTTGCTTTGTTATTAAACTTAGATCCGCTGTCAACCATTCCTTGATATTTAGACACCATGCTATTGTCCCCTTCGTTTACAGAAACTCCTTTCGGACGTTCACGAAATTCAGATATTACTTCTGCAGCGGAGTACCTTCCACCTTTCCGGGGATCTTGTTGCCCCTCGGCTGAAATACGATCGTACTCTTCAGTACCAAGGCGTTCTTCTAAATTGTTTCTAAATTCGTCGCTACCTGCTTTACGAGCCATCTCACAATCTATAAATTAAAGCTGTCACTATTGTAGTCCATCTGTAAACTTCCTCTTCTAAGTAGTCCCCCCATTGTTAGTACCATTGAATCTACAGCGTCATCATGTGGTGAATGTCCAAAGTTAAGCAGCTCTTCTTCGAGTACATCCCACTTACGCCATTTATTCCACACAACTTTTTTGTGCTCATATAAACCAAGTACGCCACGGAGCCTTGCAAGTTTGTCTCCTTTAAATCCTTTGACTGGTGAGACTGATAGGTTATACAACGCACGCTGTTCAAGGATTATTCTTTTAAAATCACCTTCAAATGAGTTTTGATAAGCAACGGCTTCAGGCCATATTATGCACGGCGACATTGTTGGAAAAAATTGACCTTCGTCGTTCTCAAGGACTATATTCCAATCAGCAAGCATTTGGCAGAGCAGATCCATCTTATCGAGATTGCCCATCGTGCGAGCACGCCGTTGATCGATCATGTAAATTCTGCCTTCTTTAATTCCACCGAGGGTCATGACAGTCCAGTCATTCTTCTCTTTCAGTCCAGCACTAAGGTCAATTCCCACGCCTAAGCAGTCGTAATCCTCAGGTACCTCACCTTTAATAATTAGCTCAGGTGAAATACCTACATCAGTTGACTTAACTGCGGTATTTAGATACTGATATGCAAAAGCAACGCGATCTTCCAGCTTGCGTTCATTCAAATATTTCATTGACCAAAAGTCTGGCCAATAGGACCTCTGCTTACCGTCAGGGTCTGTTATGACTGCTCGCTGAACAATCTGTTTCCACTTGTTCTTTGGAACGAATAACGTGGCGTGAATATCGTCAAAGTGGAAGCGGGTTCCCAAACAGATAGCCCGTGCACCTTGAAACATCGTTGGTGCGATAACGTTAGACCACGTCTGCTCCATCTCACGGCGAATGTCTGGGTTGTTGATCGAAGCGGCAGATTTGATAGGGTCATCAATAAGCACCAACTGTGATCGTTTAGAGGTGATTGCACCTTTGAGACCACCACACGCAATTGTGAAAGCTTCCTCACCTGCTGTGTCAATTCCTGCAAACTCATAATCAATAGACCAGTATTCATCTGAACGTTTTATCTTTGAGAGCCTTACCATCGGAAAGATCTCTCGGTATTTTGAACTCGTCAGTATTCCCTTGATAGTTGCAGACTTGGCACGACTGATGTCTACCATGTATGCGATATAGAGAATACGCAGCATTTGCTTAGCAGCTGCATGTCGTCCAATCATCCAAGCTGCAAACAAACCTAGGACTGTACTTTTGGCAGAACCACGTGGTGCAAGGATTGAGGTGTTCGGACCTGCTACTCCAATTAGGCATTCACTATCTTCTCCAGTGCACAGCTCTGCATGCCACTCCAACATATGTTTTGCAGGAGGTTTACCCATGAACTTACAAAAGTCTTGGAAATTATCTCTTGCTTTTAATACGTCTTCACTTGGTGGTTTGACAGTTACCTTTGTAGCTGTCATCAGTGCTATTCGTCTGTACGCTAATGACGCGCTAGATATTGCCATAAGTTAGCCTTTCCTAAAGTCTAACTAATAATTACCTTCTTGATAGTCCGTATGCTTTGGCTGAACGCTCAGCAGCTCTGTTCTTCATACGACTGATTGCTCTACTCCTTGCTTCTCTTGCTTTGCTTTCTTCAAATGACAGTCCCATATCTCTTAAGTAGATAGCAGCTTCCTCTGCACGTACTCCTGATCCAGAACTACCATCAGGCATTTTTGGTAGAGCTTTTGGCAAAGTCCCTTGCAACCTCAAACCAGAAGCTTTCGCATCTTCAATAGCAGGAAGTTCCCTAAGTTCTGGTACAGGAGGGAGGTAGCTCATTAGCCAAGCTCGCTATAGATCTTGGCAAATACTGCATTAATTGCATTATCAATGGGCTCAGCCAGGTGGGGATCATCTTTGAAGATAGAGGTCATCTCACGCATAACACGATCTGCACCCGCAAGAATTAGTCCACGTTTATCTGTTGTCCGATTCATGCGATCAGACGTTTCAATGTGCGACCGCAATTCCTTTTCAAGCGATGCCAAGCGAGCCGCACCATCCGAGCCTTTGATCTCTCCCGAGGTAATGGCCATTCGTAGGTCTTGTATATCGGAGTGGAGAGCAGCAATTTCGCTATTGAGTATTTCACGGCGATTAAGCTTTTTAAATTTCATTTTGACCCAACGGGCCATATCATTGAATGTACCTGGATATTTCAAGATCCCTGCATATACCCAAATTTCAATGATCGATGGAGTGACTTCAGCAAATTCTTTGAACTCTTCTGACTCAGAAGCTGGGATCGTATCCAGCCACTGATCTACGTAACTGGTGTATACCTTTCCAGCTTTAGCGTTAGATGTACTAGTGGTCATTAGAAACTACGTGCAAGTCGGTTAGAACGGCCACGATCACGCTCTTCGCCACGTGCATCGACTGTGTCTTGGAAGTCGTATGTCTCACGAGCTTGCGCACCTGTTTCTTTCAGGCTCTTCCTATCTTGCTCACCTGTTGCTTGTAGTGTTCCAATGTTCCTGCCGAACTGTCGGTTTTGGAATTCATCTTGCAAGTTAAATTGTTTATCCATACTTCTCATTCCATAGCCAAACTCATCGGCTCTGGTCTTGGATTGGAAATCGTATTCCAGATCAGCACCAAACTTTGAATTATCTTTATACAGACCAGACTGGAATTGAGCCTGTTGTTCAGACCTATCAGCATCCATCGACTT